CTGAAGTTGCCATATCGTTAACTCATGTTTGTGTCACGAACGCCGCGACCAGCCATTACACAACCACCATTCATGTAGCCGACTTTACCACCGCGCATCATGCCTTTAACTCCACGCCCGTTAAGAACGTCTGCCTGTGTTACCTTACCGTCTCCGGTTAAATCAGGGAAATCTTTACCTGGCATTTTATATACTCCTGTTTCTACGGCCTAAGATGTGCCGTTCATAATCTTGGGGATCATAGTTTGTATAATACCCTAGTTTTTCCAACTTTGCAGCAGCGTTTTCTAACTCAGACCAACGCTGTATAAAAACAATGGCATGCTCTCTCAAATACGCGAGCAGCCATATGTCAATTCCTACTGACGCAAAAAACTTGTTGAGCGCCATACACTCTTCTTCTAATCGATCATAGTCGTAATCGTAGTCATAATCAAAGACCATCATAACTTTGTATCCAGTGTTGAAAAACTTAGATGTCTCGTGCAGAACATCCGCCCACAATCCATCCGACACTAAAATCTTTACTTCATGGTTTTGAACCGCAGGCAAAGCAAAAGGACAGGCCGCTACACCGTTAGTATGCGCGGTGGGCCTTGATAGTTCTTCTGCCCATTCTCGTATCAATACACTCTCACCAATCCGCCATCAGCTTTCTTGTTCTTCCAACTTATTCTCTTTGACGACTTTTTCTTTTTAGAAGCAGACGTACATTGCGCCATAGTAGGCCGACACGCTGGGTAACTTTTTCTCTTCTCACCCTTTTTGCGACCACAAGGCTTTCCTGTTTTACAATCAACCCAGCCCTTCCCATCGTTCTGAGAAAACCATTCCCGCAAAGAGTTTTTCTTCTTCGCCATCAGAAATGCCTCGTACTTTTACGCTTGCCTTCTTCTACGCAGCCACAACCCGAAGCAATTATACCGCCCCCTTTATACCGATTCTTTGCTGGACGTTTAGGGTTGTCAACTGAAGCAATCAATCCTCCGTCAGCCTTCTTATTCTTTTTAGTAGAGTTTCCCCAGTTTGCGGCCCCTACCTTTCGACATTTCGACAGGGCCCCCGAAGCGTAGGCGCTGGGCCACACCTTGTACCGGGCTTTTACCTTTCGGTAACACGCGTCCTTTTTTGTCTTTTTTTCTGCCATTACTGATTTCCTCTGGAGGCTTGGATACCTGGAACGGAATGGATGTTCTGCTGATGCTCATTATACCGTGCGCTCCTTACCAAAAAATCCTGCCACATAGGCTTGATCATATCGTAGTTTTCACCGACCCGATAAGTGATTACCGCTGTTTCAGCTTTGAGTTGATAAAGCTGCAATGCGCCCCAACTCAGAAGTCCAACAGTCAGAATTGACGCAACGTTATTAAAATCAACCCTCATCACCACGCCTTACACGACCAATACTTGGCCTTTAGTTTATCCAAAGTTCCCTTGTCACAACCGTGACGAGCTCGAAAAGACTTTCTGCGTTTAGGGTTGTCCTTCTTAATGGTCATATTGGCATCGCCAAATCGAATTATTTTTTCTTTACCTTTAGCACAAGCTTTAACAACCGACTTTTTTCCACCAGATATCTGGCGCTTAGGTTTGTTGCATTTCATCTTGGACTTGTCGATCTTTGCCATAACTACTCCACAATCAATGATATAGTGGTGTTAGCAGGAATCGAAGCGTACACACCTTTTTTAGCTAGTATACCATCCCCAGGGAGAAATATCTCGTCCATACCTTGAGAAGTTTCATCGACTCTGAGTAATACTTTTCCTGACGCTTCTGACGCGTTGTCATAAAGTACAACATGCCCAGTGGCTCCAGACTCATAAGTCAAAAGTACACCTTGTAGACGACAGCGCCGTTGGACCAACGCTGCCGAAGTTTGTGAGTAAAACGATGTTACCTCACTACCAACCATATTACCTCCTAAGACAATATGATTGTAAGTTGGTTTGCAGAACCCGTAAATGCAGCTATGTACACCCCGGCGGTGGCAATAATGCCGTCGTCAGGAATGTTCATAACGTGATGCCCCGTAGGAAACGTCTGCGTAAGCAAAACATCACCACTAGCGTCACCGTTCTTTATAGTAAACGCGCCCGCTGCGGCGGCATAAATCACCACTTGACGGAGTCGAGAACGAGTCGGGCCAACAATCGCTGCCGTTGTTCCTTGAACCCAATTATATGCTGTTACTGGACCAGCCATAAAAGTCTCCTATTAAGGTTGAATAGCCGTATTAAACGCTTGAGCATACATCACTGTTATAACAACTGATCCCGCATTCGTACCTGCGCTTGAGGTAGCTGTTAATTTCAAATCAGATGTACCAGTGTTTTTCCATGTAAGTGTACCACCGCCAGAAGCACCTAACGCTTTAATGCCTACGGTAGTTCCAGAAGCAACCGCATTAACGAGAGTTGCTGCGCCGCCTACAGTATCACCAACACTAATATTTGTTGTGGTGTTAGCCGCCACTTCTAAATCAATAATTATATCTACGATTTTTGAGTTGGCAGGGATTACTACATTTGTGGCTTCTGCTGCGACAGCGCCGCCAGAAATATCCATTACATGTTGTTGAGTCATTACAACATAACCTACGTTTGCTATGTCTGACCCAACAGTAGTGCCCGTTGTGTTGCGAATGTTACCAGCCCGAATAGGACCTGAAAAAGTTGTCGTACCCATGTTGATCTCCTGTCTGGGTTAGTCAGCCACACCATGCGACTGTCAGGGATACTAAAACAATACATGAGATCTATACAAAAAGAAAGGGGCTACCGAAGTAGCCCCCAGTTTGGGAGGAGGTATATGAAAGTACCCTCCCAGACTATAGCACGTTTTACGCTCCGGGGGAACCGAAGACTGCGCGTGGATCGCTGAAGCCGAAGCTATAGCGTTCACGAGCCTTAAAGCGCATGTTGCCAGTGTCGAAGTCTGCTTCCATGTTAGTGGACAAAGCAGAACGCTCGAAGTGGACAAAACCACGAGGTGCGTCGGTCATGACGAAGAACGCATCTGGATCAGTCAGGAAGTCGTTAACGGCATAACCGTTTGGCAACATACCCATTGACCGGATGGCGTTAGTGTCGTTGTCCGCTGTGCCAACACGCAAGTTTGAAACCATCAAACGCTCTGCAACGAATTGCAGTTGACGTGGAATGACCAACTTGGTGCCGCGCAGGGCGACCTTCAACCCACGCTCGTCAACGAAACCAGCAATGCTGATCAACGCGTCTTCCAAAGAAGTCTCGTTCAAGTCAGCCGCAGTTGTCGGTTCGTTGGCAAACGTACCACCGTTGGTTAGCGGGTGGTCTGTCGCACAAAGTGCAACACCGTCACCACCAGCAGTTGCACCAGCAGTGAACGCAGTGTTCAACACAGATGCAGCTTTAACCTGCTTGGTGTGAGCCATAGAACGCGCAAGCGCCTTCGTATAGCGTGAGCCAAGACGGTCGTACAGGTTGTCTTCAATCGCTTCTTCCGTTATAGAGAACGCAAGCGCGATTGTTTCGTGGTTGTAACGAGCAGTGTATGCTTCGTTAGCTTCGTCAAAATTGACGGCAGAACCTTCCGATTTGGTTGGTGCTGCGCCGAACCCACTCAACATCACTTCCTCTTCAAACGCTCGGTCTGAAGATTCCGTTGTGTAGATTTCCGCGTGTTGGTTTTCGTACCGAGAGTACTCCATACCAAACAGCGCGTTGAGGCCCGGTTCTAGCTCTTTCGCTAGTTGTGCGCGAGAAATAGCCATTCTTTAGACCTCCTTAAACGCCAGTAGTCGATGGAGTACCAGCAACAATCGCACCATTGGCGGAGTTGAAGCTGTTATTCAATCGAACGATTAATGGGATACCAGCCGCAGTAAAGTCTGCATTTTCTGGGTCATCTTGAATGCCCATAATACGCAGTTGCAATGCTGCCGTGGCGGCGATTGTGCTAACACCCAACTTAGCAGATGAGATACCTGTGGTTGAAGAACCAGAAGCACCAGCCGCAAAGTTTGCGTTTGCGAACACATGACCCCGCGCAGTTGCTTCGCTAGTTAGTGAAGCGTCTGAGCAGATAACAAATGTCTGCATTGGGTTGTCATACACGAAGGCTTTGACGGGATGATTAGAATCCGCGCCAGAACCGGGCCAGCTATTTGAGAAAATAGTCTCACCAGTGGTGGACGATACATATTCGCATCCCCAGAACACACCAAGTAGACCTACCGTTCCACCAGCAGCCGCGCCAACAATATCAATAAAGCCTGTTGACAGCGGAATTACGGGTGAACCTTGGTAAATCGCGTTAGTGTTTCCAGAGGCGATACGATACTCGGTCGCACCAGTGGTGTTTGCAGCCTGACCGACTACACCAATCGGACGAAGTCCGAAGGCACCGTTAGTGTTTGCCATTGTAGCAATCCTCTTTCAATTAATCGGAGTCTCTACGAGATCCCCCGAATGATACACGACTTTGCCGATTATTACTTATCGGCATCGAAGGATGTTGTTCCTTCATAAGGTCCTGATCTACAGCAGTCATTTGTTCGCGGGTTCTGCCCCCGTAATATGCAGTTCTTTCTGCTACTGTTTCAACAGGTATACGGCACAGCATCAGTCCGCCTTGTCCTATTACACCCTCGTAACGACCATCGTCGATAACGGGAGCTTCATAGTTTGGATATTCATCTTTCCGGACAGGTTCCCATCCTTCTCGTAGCTTGGCATTGACATTCATTTTGTCTTCCTCACCACGCATTGCAACTCGTATCCAACGATGCACAAACCCCTCTGGGGCATCAGGTGCTGCAAGGTGACTGGGCGGCGCCCAGGGTTTTCTGCGCGAGTCTAGTTCGCGTGTTTCGCTTGCGCGAGATTTTCTGTCAGTCATATCATTACTCCTTCACATATTTTGCATATTCTTCAAGCGGTACGTTCAGACGTTTCGCCATCGCAATTTGTGATGGTGATAGTTTCACCGACCTGCGCCCTGATTTTGCTGTACTGCGAGTTGCTGAAGCGCCAGCAGGTGCGACCTGTGCTCCACTCGATTTCGACGTTTTGAACTTGTGCGGAAACTCCGAACGCATTCTACGATCAACTTCAGTATAATACTCATCGGCTGTCGGGTCAAACCCTTCTTCTTCAACTAGCTTGCGATGAATACCAAACGCCGCATAAGTCATGACCTCGTCAGTCCCAAACCAATCGTTCTTTTCCGCCCAACCTTGGGCTTTCGGATCGGCTTTAGGGGCTGGCTGCTGCTGCTGTTGCTGCGGGGCCATTTGTTGCTGCGGTACTTCTTGTTGTGGAGGAGGAGTTCTATCAGACCTTTGCTTGGCTAATCTCAAACGCTCCTGCTCAATAGACATCTTTGACAATGACTCTTGAGCTTCCAACATCTTCTCGGTGTCACCACCGTCATACGCCTCACGGTAAAGCTTCTTTGCCGCCGCAATCTGCGTGTCCAGACGAGTGCCATACTCAGCAAGATAACCCTTGTCCAAGTTCTGCATGCGGGTCTTGAGGTTGGTGTTTTCGCTCAAAAGCTGCTGCGCCATGCGTACAGCTTCTTCCCGATCACGTTCCTCTTTACGGTACTTTTCCGTCAGTTTCTTAATTCGATTCTGGACCTTACTGCTGTAATTCTCCAGTTCATCGTCTCCACCGCTCTCACTCTCGTTCTCGCTCTCAACTTGAACTTTCGCAGCGGCTTCTTCTTTCTCGGGTTCCGTAGATTCAATCTCTACTTCAACGCCAGTGTCCTCATCATCAAGGACCTCTTCATTTTCCTGTGACATATATTTCTCCTAAACGTGCTTAATGTCGTCAGGCTCTAAAATTGTGGCAATCACTTCGTCATCATTTATAATGCGAACCTCTCCACCATCAATCTTGAACCTGGATCCGGCGTACCGACCAATGCATACCCACGCACCCTCTTTGCACCAAGGCTCACACTCCGGTCCAAATTTATTAGGGTCTTGATATGCTAGGGGGCCAACCTTGAGAACGTATGCTACAACCGTAGCAACCGCTTCTCGGTCCCGAACCTCATCAGGAATATATATACCACCCTGCGTCTTGGTTGCGCCCTGATAAGGCATCACCAACACACGCCAGCCTGTAGGCTGTGGTAGTCGTTCTGTAAGGGGTTTATCCAAAAGAGAAGGGTCAAGCACCTTTTCTTTGGCATCTACATATGCGCTTTCAACAGGACTAGAGTCGGCAGAAGCCTCCTTCTTTTCCTTGTTCATTTTCTGCGCGACATGTTCAGGAAGATATAAAGTCTTCGACATCGTCAGCGTGTTTCTCCAGCAGGGCTTTTAATTCCTCACGAGCGTAGGTCAGGCCCCGTATCTCACCTACCATGAGTTTATAGTGCTCCCAGTCTTTGGCAGCATCCATTCCCAAAGCACTTGCAATATCTTGTTCGCGCTCTCGTAGTAGCTTATACATATATTTCGCGAAATCAACACCGTCCATTAAAGAATATCTCTTTCTGAACCTTCGGCGTTAGCTGTTATCGGTCCGCCAGACACCCAATCTTCACAGGTATGATCCGCGCTGCACATAAATTTGTATATTTGACAGTAACCTGTGTCACCAGATTCGTCCCCAATACACTCCATCATGTCTTCGGTTTGATTATACGCACCGCAGTTTCCGCAAATCTCTGTCAGCATAAATCCGCCGTCATCCGCGGGATCACGATAACTTGCTTCATCCACAGCGTACATCTTGTTAACGTCGTTAACCTCAATGTCCTGCGTAGCTACTGGGCAGCTAGGACCATCGTCGTCACCACCCTGCATCTTATCTACCGGAATACCATCCGGTAGAATGCTGATCGAAATAATTGGCATCAGTATGTGTCTCCGCCACCGAAGCCACTTGTCTGGGCTGCTCCGCATCCGCGAGCTTGAACTTCCCCGCCACTGCGATAACCTCGACGAACCATGCCACCATTCATATAATCACGTTCTGGGCTTCGTAGTTTTCCGTCTTCTCCGTAATAATCCACGCCAGGAGGAAGATCATCGTTTAAAGCCTCCCGTACAGCTTTATCTATCGCGTCCTTCATATTGGACTTTTTAGTGGGCCGAGCTTTGGGCCGAGGGGATTTCTTTGGTGCAGACATGTCAGTCTCCTAATCTATTAGTTCAAAATGTGGACCATCGATAAACGGACGACGCCCCTGTGATCTGCGCAAGTCTATATACGCATTCATTGCTTCTTCCATTGTACCTTCCCACTTGCGAATGTCCATTGGATACGACATCTCAGGTGTGCCCCACGCTGCACCCCAACAAATAGGAACGTTTAGCTGTATCGCCGCTTCTTTGATAGCGTCAGCAAGATCATCATAGACAGAGAGTTCCCAACTCGCTCTCCCATTTATGAAGGCCATAATATCGAAAGCCTTACCCTCAAGGTGCTTAGACTTCATCGTCTGACTAGCCCCTTTAGCAACAAGCTCTTTCTGCTGCTCAATGGTTCTCATCCCCTGAACCACTCCGAAATCGGTCTTGGTCATGGTTATCGCCATCTTGATCACCGCCTGTAGTCGATCATCAATGCCCTCAAGCCGATCAAGGCTGCGCCTACTTAACTTAAACTCGCTCATGTTACTTCCTCTTAAAAAAGGCTTGCGCCCCGCGCACACCGAAACTCGCTGA